CTCCTTTCGGTTAGAGCCGTGCAGTCTCTCGGCATTTTGGTTAGCACGGAATCCGTTTTGGTCATTTTAAACAACACAACCCAATACTAAGTTCGGTACATGCGCTACCATGTATATATCACTCACCGCTGATGTGTCAATCAGTAACTGCAGGGGCACGGTCGTCAATCCGTGGAGCATAGCTCCTGTACCCTTTCGGGCCATGTATGCTACACTAGCATACATGGCATGGGTGCTTGAAAAGAAATTTCTACTTCCTTACGGCTATCTATTCTGATCTCCATCTTTCTGTAGTAATTCTCAAGCGCAATTTGTTCGTCTGGCGTTATACCGAAGGCATAGTAGAAGCTTGCACGAGTGTGTGGTGTGACCACCCCATACTCGCGAGCCATGCCTTCCTCTAATTTCTTCCTTCCCCAGGTCGCAAATTCCCAATTATCTTTTCCTCTCTTGCCGTTCTTGATGTAGGACGCGTAGAACTCCTGGAACACTGGAATCCCTCCGCACATAGACAGGCCACCACTGCCAACAGCGTGTAGCCAACCTTTCGCCATTCCGTCGCTCGTGATCGGTGCTAGACACATAGTATCCTTTCCCAACCCCCACAACGGGTCACGAATCATCACAAAATCCTTAGCTAGTGGCCCAACGAAGATAGGTTTTGTCTGGCAGAATTCGATTTGCTCAAACTCGTAACAAACATCCCCCACCTCCATGTTGAACCCCATGCGTAAAAACCAAGACGACAAAGTACTCATGAAAGTACTCAGATCCTTACGCTCCATAAACACTATACAATCATCACCATTGTTAGCCAATGCTCCATTCACACCGATATCGTCTAAGTATTGCTTGTTCATGCTACACATGATTAGACAAGCCCCAAGACTCGTGTTCATGTCGCCACTCATACGTTTACCACGGACTTTATACCTCAACCTGCCGTCTTCCGTGTACCCCTCACACTTGTTAACCCTCTGTTTCGACAGCAGCCAACCTAGTTGTCTCCGGTGGCGTCG